ACGAGATTGTGGGTGTTGCCCCCTCACTTGAGGCGCTTCCGTCTAGGCCAGTGCCAGTTGCAATAGTAGCAACGTAGTTACCGGTAGTGTCCGTGCCCAACGCCACAGAGTTCGCCGCGATAGTCGCCGCAATGCTTACGTTCCCACTACCATCAAAACTACCCGAAGTACCTGTGACATCACCCGTTAAGCTGATTGTCCTGCCTGTGGCCAGAGCAGTAGCGGTAGTAGCGTTGCCTGACAGGGCGCCGGAGAATGTAGTGGCTGTTGCTGTGCCTGTAATTGTTACGCCCGTGGCGGTTGTGGCGAGTTTGGCTGCGTTATCGTAATAAAGAGTGACAGCGCCATTGCCTGTGGCACTTAACATTGTTTCGCCATTTCCATTTTCTAGCGAAATAATTCCGTTATTTCCTCCTTTAATTACTAATGGCCCTATCCCTACATCAGCAATAATGCTTTGACTACCATCATGATAAATCTCTAGGTCAGAACCAGCACCAAAGATGGCCTTGTCATTATCACCAAAGGTCATGTTTCCAGAGGATACGAAGCTAGTACCAGTAATAGCTCCCGCACTAAAGTCACCAGACGCATCTCGTGCTACAACCTTACTTGCAGTGTTAGCAGAGGTTGCATCGACGTTTAGAGTCACTGTGCCCGAAGTACCGCCGCCCGTGAGGAAAGAGCCTGCCGTTACACCTGTGATGTCGCCTACGTTTGTCGTGTAGCCCGCGTCGTTGTTAAACCCACTGTTGTTAATGTTGCCCTTAGTGAGCTTGCGCTGTACGCCGCTAGTATCGACAACTACGAAATAGTCCCCGTCACCGTTGGTGGTAGAGGTGGTTAGCTCATTTAGGTCTAGGGTAATAGTAGGGGTAGAACCCTCACTTGAGCCGCTGCCATCCAGCCCCGCGCCAGTTGCAATAGTAGCAACGTAGTTGCCCGTAGTGTCGGTGCCTAAAGCAACAGAGTTAGCCGCAATGGTAGCCGCAATGCTTACGTTTCCAGTGCCGTCAAAACTACCGGAAGTGCCAGTGACATCACCCGTTAAGCTGATTGTCCTGCCTGTAGCAAGAGCAGTAGCGGTAGCTGCGTTACCCGAAGTATCTTGGTTTCCCGAGGTATTAACCCCGGGCAAGTTGATATTAGCTGTGCCATCAAAACTAACACCACCAATAGTACGAGCAGTTTCAAGGGATGTTGCCGTTGCGGCATTACCTGTGGTGGAGCTTGAAGTAGTAGCATTACCCGACAAAGCAGCCGTAATTGTACCCGCACTAAAGTCACCAGACGCATCACGAGCGACTAGTGTAGAAGCGGTATTAGCGGTATCACTTTGGAGGTCTTGTGCGGCGGCAGTTACATAGACAATAGCACTGCCGGAGAGGTTAAGAAGGGAACCTGTGCTACTTTCAATAAGGGTACGGGAAAGCGTAGTCCCTGACGAAGTGTATGTGCCAGTGCCTATCTCAAACGCAGCACCATCTTCGATGGTGTACCTAACAGTCTCGGCGTTTGCTACGCCAGCATCTGCAAAAGTCTGAAACCCTGCTACAGCAGAACCGAGCGTAATCGTCCCTGTCCCTGTCGTAGCAGTGGACATCTTAGCTCTATTAACTAAAGTCACCATAGCTACGGTCTCTCAGTTTTAGGCGATACGAATAATGGCGTTGCTCGCATCAGCAGCAGGGAAGACGATAGTAAAGTCACCCGCAGTTGAAGTTTTGTCTGAGCCAAAATCCAGAACCGCTACCGCAGGGTTAGTGCCGCCGTTAGCTAAGTAAATAAGCGCACCGCGAGCAGTAATCGTCGCACTAGAAAACGTAAGGTCTGCAAAATCTAAAAACGCCGTGGTGCCGCTAGACGCAGGGTTAGCTGAGATAGTCAGCGTACCGCCGCCAGCAGAGTAGCCCGTACCCGAGACTTCGTTAGTCGCAGAATACGCAGTAGTAGTCGCATCCAGCGTAGCTGACGACGTATACAAGGCCAGCTTAAAGACCTGTGCTGTGCCGCTGCTAAAGTCAAAAGTCCCGTCAAGAATATCGACTTTGAATGATGTTGCCATAGCCTGTGTAATAGCCATTTGTATTTCCTTTTAAATTAACGCGGTTCTATTCTGAGTTGGCCAGTTCTTCAGGCAACTAGCCATTGCCTAGCGTTGTTTGTACGCTTTCAATTATGCTTTATCCCTAATAACCAAACCTGTTCGATATGCGTCGGTGACTTCTTTGGCCTCACCAAAGTTCTTCATAGCAACCACACTTTCAGCAAACCGTTTTTCATATTCTTGCATCATGTCCGGCTCACCTTTCATGTAAGTGTACGCCTCTATCAAAGACCCGTATAACAAGGCTATTTCAGCGTTTTCACTTAGCCAGGTAGTTCCGCTTCCTGCCCCCGCAGTCAAACTTGTTGGGCGATAAAAGTAGTGCAACTCCACGTCGTAATTTGCATCGGGCGTGGGTCCGAGCAAAAAGTTAGCGTCGTCAAAAAACGCATAATACTTAGGTGCGCCGGTATCCGTTGGATCGGGGTTATATGTCTGCACAAAGTTAACGTCTTTGTAGTCCAAAAACGTCTTGTCCCCACCCGTCGTAAACGACAAAGAAAACGGAGCCAGGAAATCGCTGGGAGCCGCTAAATACTGGTTACTTGCCGTAGTAGTGGCTGTGGCATTTTTACGAAAAAGCGTAAGCTGAACGTTCTTTAAGATACGCTCTTCAGCCACGCGAATAAAAACGGGTAAATTAGTAACAAAGCTAGTCTCAGAGTTCTGAGTGTAGTCTTGTATCGCCGTTTTTAACTGGTCATAAGTAAAACTCATGAAATCACCACTGTCACGCTACCAACCTGACCAAATCCGGTTACAGGCCGTAAATTCGGGGCCTGCGGAGTCGGCAGACCTACATAAACGTCCATAGGCTCTACGCGATCCGGTCGAGGATTACGCAAAGCCTGCGGGTCTGTGATGCTTCTGCGGGGCTCTAACTGGGGCTGTTTCTTCTCCCACTCGTCTTTACCCACCAGCAGGCCATTCCACTCCCGCTTCATCTCGTTCAGCTTGTAACGAAACCCGCTTCTATCTGAGATGCCATAGGCATTTTTACCAACAGCAAATTTAGCCATTACAAGTTCTGCGAATACGCCAAGCTTGGCACAATGTTAAAAGAAGCCCGGTCACGATCCATACTGATGGCCCGCTCCATCTCCTCTTCATACACAGCTTTCAATAACTGCACCCTGTCCGGAGCCTTCTTGATGGCTATGTAATAAGCCAACCCGGCAGCCAGACAAGGATAAAACCTAAACGGCATCTCTACCGTGTTCTGGGCGGTATCTGCGTCGTCCATTCGGACGAGACGGTCAAACACCACCACATCTGTGCTGTTCTCAGGAACAGGCCAGAGCTTCAACACAGGAGCAATCTGACGGTCCAGGAACCACTGAGAGGGCCTGCCCTGGGTCGTCTTGTTGGGCACCGCAAGGTAGTCATCACGGCTAAGGCGCTCAATGCTGTAGTCCACGTCAGAGCGTCGAATCACAGCAGACAAAATGTCTATGGTATCTGACCCAAGGGTGTATTCTGCCGTCCCAGCAACCAGAGCCTGTGTAGACTGCTCTATCGTCCAGGAGTTAAGCCCCCTGTTTGCCCAATCAGCAAACAACAGGTTCATAGAGCGTTTGGCAGTCTTGATGTCGTAACCTGTACGAACCTCTTTGCCGCAACGCTCAAACGCCTCCTCGATGTACTCGGTGACGTCTAACTCAAAGTTTTTAGAACCAGAAACAGCCATTATTTTTTAACCGGACCGCCACGCATTCTCTTCATTACACCGGATTTTTTAGCCGGACCGCCACGCATTCTCTTAACCGGCTCTTCGCCTCTAGCGGCCATAATACGGTCTCTCTGAGTGATTTTACCGTCACCACTCATGTCTTTCAGGCCACCACCGTCTTTCATATTGACCGGACGAGGGCCCTTCGGCTCCACCGGTCCAGGTGTGCTTCTACCAGACATGTTGCGCTTGCCCGTGTCCATACCAACGCGACCACCGCGCATCATTTTCTTTGGCTTCTTGGCTTTCTTCCTGCTAGGAGCTGCATTACCTATATTGACTCTGGAACTACCCATCCTTCAATCTCCTGTAAAATTCGTGGCGAACTTTGTACATCTTTTCGACGTCATATTCGTCAAAATAACGGTCATAATAACCTAAATTTCGTATCTTATCCGCTGATTCCTCCAGCTTACTAAGGCGCTGAACGAATATCATCGCATACTCTTCTGCGGTTGCTGGCTCAAAAGAGCCATTGTCTACAAGCTCATTGGGCTCCTGATCTGGGTGAAATCCCATAACCCAGATGTCCCGGTCTATAAACATACCGTCAGATATGGCTTGATTGATGTCATCGAGGTATTCGTGGAAGGCTTCCGAGTCTTCGGGAAACGCCAGGTCCACGATGATTACCAAATCCACCTTGTCGTCCCAGGTAGATATGACTGACCACAAGTCATGATAATTCGCGGGATCGCGTTTAAAAATAACCGAAACCCGTTGCGCTGCCCAAGCCGCTTTGGCATATGGACAAGCGGGTAACCCATTGAATTCTGGATTCTTTTTTTCTAAAAGAGTTTTTGACCACTCTCTAATTTCATTGTAAATCTTTTTTTCGTCGTCAACAAAGAATTCATGCATACCGAGTTCTTTTTTTTCGGTTTGGCAAGATTGCTCCGCATCCCCGACTTACTTCGCCACCCATGTTTAAGTTACGGACTTTAGCCTTTTCGGTGTTGGAGACAACCGTTTTACCCTTTTTGCCCTCTCGTTTTTTCTTACGAGCAGTCGAAGCACGTTCTTTCTTAGACAAACTTTGTGCTTTTGATCTAGGCAAGCATCTGTCCGGGTTCTTCTTATCTTTTGAAGTACCACACTTCCCAACAATATTGCCAGAGCTGTCTATTCGAACCCAGTCCTGGTCAACCCATTTTTTTAGATCGCCCATTATCGACCCTTCCTTTTACCGCCCTTAGATTTCTTGGCGTAGTTAGGGTCTTTGCAATACTTGGAAGCCGCTAAATTGGCATAGGCACTGGGATACGTGTCAAAGGTTCGTTTTGCCCAGGCAATGCCCTCTGGGCATATCTTATTACCTTTTTTCTTTTTAGCGGCACCGCCTTTCGCCATTCGAACAACGCCACATTTAGCGGCGGGCACAACCGTTCCTGTTCTTACTCGGCTCATTTCAACAGAATCCCTATTATCCCAATTGCCTCAACACAAACAACGGATAAGAGCATCCACAAACGATTATCCAGTTTGTCGATCTTTTTCTCTACATGCGCTAAATGATTGTTTTCTAAACGATTTAACGTTATTTCAACATTGCTTAACCGCTTATCAACATCGTGTATAGTAACTTCTACCACTTTTAACACTTCCACCGTTTCCTAGCTTGGCGCAACCTGGAATTAGGGTTCTTAGCCGCTTTTGGAAATTTTTTCATCTGTCCAGCAGAACGCGCACAAAACGACTTACGTCGTTTTGCGGCCTTACTACCTTTCTTAACTTTTCCGGTTACGGCGGTTTGCAGTTTAGAACCAGGGTTTTCCTTGCGATATTTCGCAACCCCCTTCTTGGTCATTCCTGCACCTTTCTTAGTGGGTCGTTTATCACCGCTTTTGACGGTGTAGCCTTTCATCGACCCCTTTTTCTTTTTTTCCGCCATAGTTATCAACTATAGAAGACAGTTATCGCCGTAATATTGGTTTCTACTGAGACATATATGTCAGACACGCGGATACCCTCATCGGGTATATTTATTGAATGCGAGTCGTTCTGCTTAAAATCAATGTCGAGGGCGGTAGCCCCACCGTTACCATCAGTAATAGTGAGACGACCAGCACCAACATCGTCGGTCAACACTTGTATTTGACGTATACGAGCGGGACCAACAGCAGCAGAGCCAACGGCGGTTAGCCGTTTAGTTTTAACATCTGATCCGGCCATCTTTATCTCCTGTTACGATGCGTCAGAGGAGCTAGATATGCCAAAAAACTTCAGAACAATCACTGTGTCGCCGCCGGGATCACCCGAAACAACAAGCTCCACTTCGTCCGCTGTTTCCGTAGCCGCCGTAGTCGCTCCGCCAGACATGCCAAGAACGCCGTTACAAGGAAAAAAGCCCTTGAATCCAACTGAGTTTACAGCGGCTGAAATGCCATCAACAAAGCCATCAGTATCTGCGTCAGTGCCAATGTCTTGAAGATTAACAGCGTTTACAGCGGCTGTAGTAACGGCCACGGTAACACCCATAGGTATAAAGTTTGACGGAATACCAATTGCCGCTTCTTTGCCAGTGGTTGCTCCGTTTGCTACGGTGATAGTTGTCTCGTAAGTCTTGAGAGTCATCGTGCTAGTGACAGCACCGGTGGTAGCGTTTTTGGTTATGTCTTGAAAACCGTTCTCCGACCTAACGGGGCCGTTGAAAGTAGTATTAGCCATGTTGGTCTCCTGTCGTGGCTAGTGTCAGTCACGGGATGTGACTGTCAGGAATTTGTGTACGATACGATAAAAAAAGGGGCAGCACAAGCCACCCCTTTTCTCACACCATTTAGGTGATTAAGCGCCTTCAGTTCCGAAAACCGCTCTCCAATCAGAGACGCCGAAGCTGTATCGCTCACGGGCCTTGAAGCGCATGTTTCCAGTATCAAAATCGCCTTCCATGCCAGTCTTAATGGCAGTACGCTCGAACAGCTTAAAACCGTTAGGAGCGTCTGTTTTAATGAAGAAAGCATCTGTGTCGGTGAGAAAGTGGTTAACCACCGCACCGTCAGGGAGCATCCCCATAGACTTCATGGCGTTTAGATCGTTGTCCGCAGTGCCAGAACGCAGATTAGAGTT